AGGCTCAGGATCAGCAGGGTCAAGATCAGGACCAGTCCAAGCAGGCCAAAGACCTTCCGCCCGAGTTCCTTGAGCAGATCCAGAAGAAGAAGGATGAGGCCAAGGACAAGGACGACAAGAAGGAAGCTGGTCGCAAGGTTGGACAGCTAGAGCAGATGGCTCAGCAGATCCAGATGTTGTCCCAGCAGATCCAGCAGATGATGCAGTCTCAGGGTCAGGGTCAGGGTCAGGGTCAGGGTCAGCAGGTTATGGAGCAGGCTCCACAGCAGCAGGTTGAGCAGTCGAACGATCAGATGATCGATCAGATGCTTTCTCAGCAACAGGCTCCAATGCAGGACCAGGCCAACGACTTCGGTATCCAGATGGATTCCCCCCAGATGGACATCGGAGAGGTCGGCATGGGTCCGGAGGACGACGTTCTCACAACCCTCTTTGCCAACAACACTGAGGTACAGAACGCCCAGCAGGCCCATACCCTACAGCACGGGGCTCCGGCTTCGATGCAGTTCCAGGCCAGTGGCCCAATGGCCCGTACAGCCTCGACCCGCACGGTCGGGACTCGCCCCACGGGTGGAGTTGCATCCATCGGTGGCCTCGGCTCTTCCCAGTCGGGTGGGGACGTAGAAAAGCTCTCCAATCTCTGGAACTCGGCACCGGACGTTTCTGACGTTTTCCGGTCCTGAACAACAGAGCAAATATAGATGTACACCGTAACCCCAGCAATTCACTGACACCAAAGGACAACCAAAATGGCAAATCCGCTAGGTGGACAGGGCTCGGGTGACTTCCGGGAGACCTCTGGCCGCGTTCAACTCTTCCACATGGGCACCCGCAACAGCGTTGGTGTTCTGACGGCAGATGCGTTCACGCAAGCCAACCCTCCCATTGTCACTGCCGGTGCCAATGTGTCCTCCACTCTCTCAGGCATCACGAAGAAGGGCGTCTTAGGCAGCACTGTTGCCTTCACCCGCCCGGACGCAGGCAACGGCTTTCACGGTGGACCTGTCCTCGTGACGGCCGCATACCAGACGGGCCAGAAGCCCCTCGGTATCTTCATCAACGACTCGCTGGGTAACCCCTTCGAGAACACCCCCGGTGTGGCTTCCGGTCGTGGCCCCTACATCTGTGGGATGGCAACGGTTGGCCTCTCGCTCTACGAGACTCGCCACCAGAAGACCGGCTCGGCCGCAATCACCTACGCGGTGGGTGACAAGGTCTACGGCGGTGTCAACGGACTCGTAACGAACGTCGTTGAAGACGGTTACGAGGATAACGCCTCCGCAACAACCAACACGGTACTCGGTATCGTCAAGGTCGCCCCGGATGCCAACAACTCTCTCCTGGTCATTGACCTGCGAGTCTGAGGAGAAGCAGCCATGAACCAGGTATCAAACGAAGTCAAGCAGCAGATCATCTCGGAGTACATCCGTACTGCCGCAGGCCGGGCCAAGCTCGCAGCCTCGATGATTCAGCCCCTCCGTCTCCGTCGGGACTACACGGCGGTTGGTCGTAAGACCTTCCTCGTGGAGCAGCTCCCGGACGGAGCCCTTCCGATCTACGACAAGGATCCGGAAGTCACGGCATTCGTGGTTGGCGAAGAGGGTGAAAACATCCTTGCCATCCAGAAGCCACGCCGGGTGATTTTCCCGCTGTTCGAGATTGCCTCGAACCCGGAAATCCCCCTCACCCAGATCAAGGAGCGTCGCTTCGACCTCATCGAGCGTAGCCAGGATCTCGCCAAGGCGCAGATTCAGGCTGCGGAAGATGAGCGTGTGTTTGCGGTCCTCGACAGCATCGCTGTCTCGGGCTTCGACACGCTCCCCGGTCAGACCAACCCGGACATCGCCGTGGTTGCTCCAATCAGCCCAAGCGTCCTTGCGGATGCCTTCGCTGAGGTAGAGCGTCACGACCTGCGTGTTGCCCGCATCTACATGAATGCGGTTGACTACGCTGACATCCGGAAGTTCGGCAGGGACATCCTGGACATCGAGTCCCAGGCCACCCTGCTCAAGACCGGTCTCCAGGCCACCCTCTGGGGTGCTCAGATCATCACGAGCCGTCTGGTTCCAGCCGGATTCGTGTACGTCTGTGCAGAGCCGGAGAACTTCGGTCGGTTCCCGGTTCGTACCGAGCTGACGGTCCTCTCTGCGGATGACCCCAAGGCCCGGACGATTGGTTTTTCCTGCTTTGAAAATGTGGGTATCGGTGCGTTCAATCCGCGTGGATTGACCCGCCTCGTGATCACCCGCTTCTGATAACTGCTGAGTTATCGGGCACTTTGAGCCCCCAGAGCCAAAAGGTTCTGGGGGCTCAAGTGTTTTTACAACCCCTGGTTGACCTTCTCGAAACGCGAGAGTACGATTCTCCGTGCCCTTGGAGAAGTGTTGCGGCTACCGCTTGTGTGGCAAGACTTTCCTTGATGCCTCTCTGAAGCATTCCCAGAAGTTCTGCTGTCCTGAGCATGGCCGAAGGGAGAAGGCTTTCAGGACGGGTAAAGCCAAGGACGAGAGCTACTTCAGAGCTGAGAAGACGACGGGATGGAGAATCTGCCACCAGTGCCGACTGAAGTTCTTGAGGGGGCCTGGGAGTAAGACTATCCGGTGTCCCTCTTGTCTGTCCTCGAATAGGGACAAGTCTTGTCGAGCTTGTGAGGGATCCTACCGAGACGAGTCGTTGAAGAACACTCAGAGGTACTGCCCGGCCTGTCAGTCCAAGACTCCCCAAAGACCAACGGTATCTAACAGAACCCAATCAGCTCGTCGATCTCAGGTGAGGTCCGGTCAAGGGAGACTTGACTATCTGAGCACGATGACACGGTTCACCCAAACGTGGTGGGGCAGAGTGGGGGAATTGTTGTTCCTTACCCTCTACCCTGATGCCTCGGATGCTATCTGTGAGTACGGGAATCGGAGCCCCTTCGATGCCCAACACAGGACACTTGGAAGGGTCAGTGTCAAAACTACCCACACCAAGCAGAGTAAGCGTCAGAAAGCCCTTTGGAACTTTCAGCTAGGGGACTCCTCCCATAGTGACTCCACATTCCTTGTGGGCTTCTCCGAGGACTTCTTGCATGTCGAACGTGCGTGGCTGTTCCCGTCAAAGGACTTGCCTAGAAGTACCAGGGTACTGTGCCCAGGGAGTTCCGAGTACAAGGCTCAAGGGGAGATTCCAGCAGAGCAAGTAGCCGTCCTCGAACGTCAGCTCCAGGTCATCCTGAGTGCTCCTGAAGTCCCCTCTGGGGAGGCTGAGGCCAGAGTGGAGTACGACAGGATCACTCTTGGGAACATCGGTGAGGCCATCTATCAGATTCTCTACCCCACGTCTCTGCATGTGGCTAAGACAGACCCGTTGTTTCCTTGGGACTTCACAGATTCAGACGGAAGTCGCGTCAATGTCAGGGTACGTCGCAAAGGTCCACGGGACAGGTGGACGTTCTTTCGCTCCCAATCCAAAGAGACGGACGCCTACTTTTTCATCGGCCTTGGAGACGACTCTAGAGCAGTTGAAGTAGCCCTGAGGGTTCCAGCGTCCGAAATGCCACCTCATGGATTCTCCTTTAGGGAAGGCGGGAGTAAATGGAGCTTGTTCAAGGTGGGCATCGGGGACCGTAGGATGGTTTCCGAATTCGTTCAACTACCTGACCTGGAAGCCACTCATATCCAGATCACGTCTTTGACTCCGGCCACCAAGAACAACCTGTCCCAAGAGGGAGCTGTGGGGCTACTTCATAGGGCCTTTGAGTACCACCGTACTCTAGGATTCCCATTCCCGGCACCCCCTTCAGACAAACGACTGGCTTCTTGGGTGGACGGTGTACGTAGGTACTCAGCGCAAGGCAAGGACTTGCCAGTGAATAATGACGTTCTAGGGCTCTGCTCTGCTTTCATGCCTCACCGCTTTAGTGCTCGGAATGCGGATGCTGACTTCTCAGCCCTCACCGCATTCCATGATGATGTTCGCTTGAACAGGGCTCTTGAGTTTTGCCTTGGTAGTGGTCGGTTGACCCGACCAGCTCTACGGTCTGCCCTCACTTCTCTGAATCGTACTCCTACGCAATTTAGGCCAGCGGTAGCCAAAGCTCTGGTGGACAGCTATGCTCCTTCCGGGGGAGTTGTCTTTGACCCTTGTGCTGGATGGGGTGGTCGTTTGGCTGGAACCCTGATAGCTGGGAGGAAGTACCTCGGTGTAGAGCCTCTCAAGCTCACAGCAGACGCCCTGTGGAAACTTGGTATGCGGCTGTGTGAACACCTACATCTTGATAGGGATTACGTCCGAATACTGGAGTCTCCAATTCAAGCTGTCCCCACCACGTTCTTTGCTGACTTTGCTTTGACCTCCCCTCCGTACTGGACCAAAGAGATTTACGATGGGCAGAGGAGTTCGATTACTGTAGACTCTTGGGTGACCGACTTCCTACAGCCCATGTTCTTGAAGGTGGGCGCAATCCTCCGGCCGGGGGCAGCGTTTGCCGTGAACGTAGTAGACGTCAAGGATGGGCGGAAGCTGATTCCCCTCGAACAGCTAGCGGTTGAGACCGCCGAATCCACGGGTTTTAGACTGGAAGGTTCTTGGAGGATGCTGAAGGGCTCTTTTGGAAGCCAGACAGCCGGAAGGTTTGAACCTGTTTTCGTGTTCCGTAAAGCCAAG